TAGAGACTTAGGTCGTGAGTTTGATGATGAAGTACTACAAGAGATTAAAGGAGGCATTGAAGAATTTGCTCCACAAGTAGAAGACTTTGTTAAGACTGTAGGTGGTGCTACTGTAGCGGCTGTAGAAACAGCAGGTGGAATTACTAGAGATGTTATTGAAACTGTAGGTGGTGAAGTACTTGATGCTTTAAAGCCTATCGGTACTCAGTTAGAAGATATTGCTAAAGCTACCGGATCTACCGTAGAAGATGTGCTTAAAGGCGTGGCTGGTGTTGGTGAAGATGTCTTAAGCGGTGTAGGTGCTGTTGGTCAAGACGTTATTGACGCGCTTGGCCCGTTAGGCACACAGCTGGAGGACATAGCACGCACAACAGGATCTACTGTTGAAGACGTTATTAAAGGTGTTGCTAAGATTGTTGAGACATCTGGTGGAGAAGTTATAGATGCTTTAGAGCCTATAGGCACAGCTATTACAGACATTGCTAAAACAACAGGTAAGACTGTTGAAGATGTTTTAGAAGGTGTAGGTGATATTGCTGGAGAACTTAGTGATGAAATAGGAGATGCTATAAAGGCAGGAGGAAACGCCTTAGAGGACTTTATCGAGCCAATTGGTAAGACTATTGAAGACATCGCTAAGACCACTGGGTCTACAGTAGAAGACGTGCTTAAAGGCGTAGCAAGTGTCGGAGAAGACATCATTGGAGAAGTAGGTGATGTAGGCCAAAACATTATTGACGCTCTTAAGCCCTTAGGGAGCACTCTGGAGGACATTGCTAAAGCCACAGGATCTACGGTAGAAGACGTTATTAAAGGTGTTGTTGATGTTGTCAGCCCATTAGGCGCTGGCATTGAAGATGCTATAAAAGCCACAGGAAGCCAGCTAGAGGACTTTATACGTCCCATAGGGTCAGCGGTAGAGGATATAGCTAAAACCACTGGTAAGACCGTAGGAGACGTTTTAGAGGGTGTTGCAGACCTTACTGGAGACTTAGGTTCTAGTTTAGAAGATGCCATTAAAGAAGGTGGTAGTGCTCTTGAGGATTTCATACGTCCTATTGGCTCTACAATCGAAGACATCGCTCGTGTTACTGGTTCCACAACTGAAGACGTATTGAAAGGTGTAGCTGCTTCCGGTAAGGAAGTTATCGGTGAGATTGGTGAAGTAGGTCAAGACGTTATAGATGCTCTTGGCCCACTTGGTTCTACACTTGAAGACTTTGCTAAAGCTACAGGTTCAACATTAGAAGACGTCTTAAAAGATATTGGCGGCTTAGGTGAAGACATCTTGGGTGGTGTTGCTGACGTAGGTAGTGACGTTATAGACGCTGTTAAAGCATCTGGTCTATCTACTGAAGGAATGTTGCAGTCAGGTTTCGAAGGTTTAGCAGCACAACAAGCAGCTCAAGCAGCTGACGCACGCAGGCTAGCAGTAGCCACTAGAACAACGGATAGTTTATTCTCAGACTTTAAAGGTTTTGAAACAGAGATAGGCGGTACTCCAATAGAACTTGTTGAATTAATACAGAGGAACAGAAGATGACCTATCTACAATTAGTAAACAGTGTGCTGCGTAGGTTGCGAGAAGACCAAGTAGCAACTGTTGACCAAACCAGCTACTCGCTTTTAATTGGTGAGCTTGTAAACGAAGCTAAGGAAACCGTAGAGGATGCGTGGGACTGGACAGGTCTTCGTACTACTATTGTTGTGCCTACAGTAGAAGACACATCTACATATACTATTGTTGGCTCACAGAATAAACTAAAGATCTTAGACGTGATCAATGATACAGGTAATGTGTTCATGGCTGAGCGTGGCAACAGCTGGATGCGTAACTTGTTCCTTAACAATGATGCTCCAAAAAGCCAACCACAGTATTACAACTTAAAGTCTTTGGATGCTAATGGTGACAACGTATTTCAAGTGTATCCTGTTCCAGACAAAGTATATGATTTAAACTTTAGTGTTGTACAGCGTCAAGGCTATTTAGTTGATGACAACGATAAACTTAAAGTACCTACAAATCCTGTTATCTTGTTAGCTACAGCATTGGCAGCAAGGGAGCGTGGGGAAACAGGTGGCACTGCTGCATTGGAAATGTTTGTGTTGTCAGACAAAGCTTTATCAAACGCTGTTGCTTACGATGCTGCTCAACATCCCGATGAAACTATTTGGACATCTGTATAATGGCTCAAGAACTCAAGCATGTAACTATCTCAGCTCCAGGATTCTTGGGTATCAATACTCAAGATTCTCCTATTGGCTTAGACCCTGCTTATGCTTCTATTGCTGACAACTGTGTTATTGATCAGCTAGGTAGAGTAGGTGCTAGGAAAGGATATGACTTAATCACAACTAACGGCCCTGCTGTTTTAGGTACTAGCCGTGGCATTGAAGCAATGGTTGAATTTGTTAGTCGAACTGGCGTAAAGACTGTATTTTCAGCAGGTAACAATAAAATATTTACAGGGACTACTACTTTAGTTGAATGTACACTGCCTGCTGGCTACGTTATTACTGACAACGACTGGAAAATGGTGTCTTTTAATAATGATGTTTATTTCTTTCAAAAAGGTCACGCACCCTTAGAAAGCATAGTCGGTTCAACAACACTAACGCTTTTACCCACGACTGGTGGTAATGTAGTTCCTCAAGGTAATGAAATATTAGCCGCTTATGGTCGTTTGTGGACATGTGATATTGTAGATAATAAATACACTGTCTATTGGAGTTCCTTGCTGGCAGGGGACGACTGGAACGGAGGTTCGTCAGGCTCTGTAGATTTGACTACTGTGTGGCCTAACGGTTATGACGAAGTAGTTGCACTTGCAGAACATAACAACTTCCTGCTGGTTTTTGGTAAGAAAAGTATTATTGTTTACTCAGGTGCTGAAAGCCCTAACTCAGAACTGACACTACACGACACTATTGAAGGTACAGGATGTATCGCTAGAGACTCTATACAATCCACAGGTACAGACTTACTGTTCTTATCTAGTCGTGGTGTGATGTCTTTAGGTCGTCTTTTACAACAAAAATCTTTACCTTTAAACGACATAAGTAAAAATGTACGTACAGACTTATTGAGTTTAGTCTCAGTTGAAGAACAGTCTAACGGACACAGGGAAGCAATTAAAGCTGTCTATAGTCCGATAGATGCTTTTTACTTAATAACATTCCCTGAGAGTGGAATTGTATATTGTTTTGATGTTAGGCAGCCTTTAGAAAACGGGTCGTTCCGTGTAACTACTTGGTCTTCTTTAAAGCCAACAGCTTTCTTCTTGTTTGTAGATGACACATTGTACATGGGACAAGTTTTAGGTATTGCGAAGTACGCTGGCTACCTTGATGGTGACGAGCGTTATCAGCTACGTTACTTTAGCAACCCAAATGACTTCCAAAGTCCTGCTAACTTAAAGTTCTTGAAGAAGTTTAACTTGACTATTATTGGTGGTCAAGGTACACCAACTACACTTAATTGGGGCTATGATTATACCTCTGCTTTCACAAAGCAAGAGTTTACTTTTGGTTCTAGTAATATAGCAGAGTACGGCTTGTCGGAGTACAACACTGACGCTGAATATTCCGCATCTATTGTAATCCAAACACCGAAGGTAAACAGTACTGGTAGCGGTTCCGTTGTGACTGTCGGCATTGAAGCTGAGATTAATGACGCTGCCTTTTCCATTCAAAAAATTGACATACTTGCTCTTATAGGGAGACTTATCTAATGCCTACAACAAATCAACAGTTTAACAATACGCAGCCATTCGCAAACGTCGCAGAGTTCAGGGACGGCATCGACGGTATCTCCTTAATGCCTTCTAACTCTTATAATAGTCCTATTGGCGGCGGTGTAAACAACGTGGGTGGCGCTATAACAGCCGCCGGTAACAGCACAATTAATCAGCCTTCTTATTCAAACCCTATGGGTGGTGCTGTAAACAACGTGGGTGGCGCTATAACAGCCGCCGGTAACAACTTGTTTAATCAGCCTTCTTATTCAAACCCTATTGGTGGTGCTGTAAACAACGTGGGTTCTACGTTACAGAGTTTAGGTATGCA